CTCATGGCGACCATGCGCGCCGTCGTGGAGTCGCTCCCTCGGTGCGCTCACGTCGAGTGCGGAGCCTTCGCGACCTATCGTCTCGACGACTTCTCGGTCGGCTGCGACGCGCACCACGAGGAGAGCATCGCGGCGAACCCGTGGCTCAAGAACCAGCCTGAACTGACCTACGCGCCCGCCCTGCGCGCGCTCCTCTCGCACCCCGCCTGGATCGCGCTGACGGCTGGCGGGCGATGAACCGCATCGTCATCCTCCTCTCCCTCACCGAGACCTTCATCCTGACGTGGGGCGTGCGGCTCGTGGGCGTGCTCGGCGTGACCCTCGCGCTCGTGGTCCTCGGGTGGAAGGCGATCGAGTCCCTCCTCCAGTGGGCGCGCGTCTACAACGAGTTTCGCAAGTGGTACATGGACGGGTGCTTCGCGCAGGCGAAGGCAGAGCGCGACGCGCGGGAGAAGAAGGAGTACGAGGCTCGGCGCGCAGCGGAGGTCCGCGGAGAGAAGCTTCCGCCCGATCCGCTTTTCGATGACGAGGACGACTGACCATGAGCGGCAGGTTCTCCCCCGAGTGGTGGGCGCACTGGACCGCAGTTCTGCATCGTCCGGGGCGGCTCGACGACGAGGAGATCCCCAAGGAACTCGCGCCGTACTTCACGCCCGTGTGGAACCACTACCCTCCGTGGTGCGATGGTCGTGGAGAGACAGCGGACTCGCTTCACGAACATGCGCGGGTCGATGGGCGAGGCCCGCAGAACAGAGACGCCGCAGGCGCCCGCCCTGATTGGCCGACGATGCTGCGCGCGCAGACGACGCACGAGCCCACGCCAACCGACTCCTGTCTCATCCACGGTCGCTGCATCGGAACGTGTGCCTTGTAGGCCCGCCGCTCGCATCGCTCACACGCATGAGCGACTCCATCGACACGCCGCAGCCCACGACGCACGCGGCACCCTCCTCCACCACCAACACCGCCCTCCCCTCCCTCCGCGCGGCCTTCCCGCGGCTCTTCGCGCGACCCGAGGCCGCAGGGCCTCCGTCCATCACGGTCCAGTGCGCCGCGCGGGGCGAGCCCATTCCCGTGGGCGCCACCGCTGGAGACCTTCGCGCGCGCGGCTTCGATCTCCCCGACGACATCGACGACACGGAGACGCTCATCGAGACCATCGCGGGGGACAAGATCCACCTCGGGCACCTCACCGCACCGACGGGGTACGCGTGGCGTCCCACGATGACGGTGGCGGAGGTCGTCGCTGACTCGACGCCGGAGCGCGTCCTCACGCTCTCCCAGATGGCGATCGAGCGCCGCTACGACAACCTCGCCGACGTGCTGAAGGAGATGCTCACGGAGCACATCGCAGACGCGGAGGAGGCGCAGGTACTCACCGCGCTTCTCGTGCTCGCCGACGAGGCCCGTCGCCGGGAGCGTGAGCTCGCGATGGCCGACGAGACGGAGCCGCCCGCAGGCTCCCCCGAGGACGACACCAGAGGCGCGCACCCGGCCGATCCCTCGCCGATCGCAGGGAAGGTGCTCGATGCGCTGCGACGCGTCCGTCACCGCGCGACGGTCTTCCTCGTGTCGCACCCGCAGGAGGGCAACACCGCGCCCGTGTACACCATCGGCGCCGAGTTCCGCACCACCGACCTCCCCGCGTGGGTCCGTCGCCTCGCGTGTGGAGCGCCACGCGTCCGCGCGGAGATCGACGTCTCGCACGCCGAGGTCAAGCGCGCGACGCTCCCCGAGATCATGCGCATCGACGGGCCGTACATGCTGACGGTGTTCGTGCGCATCGCAGGGGGCCTCACGTCGAGTGCATCCAACTGACGCTTCGCGCACGGGGCGTGCATCGTGGCGCGATCGTACGGCCACGAACGACCGCACGAACCGGAGACAACGCCCCGATGAAGACCACCGCGAAGAAGAAGCCCGCCAAGCCCGCCTCGAAGACCTCTGCGAAGAAGACGACCACCACGAAGCGCGCGGCCACGCCGAAGGCCCGCAGCGCCTCGCGCGTGATCGCCTCGAAGCCGTCGACCACCACCGCCGCGACGAAGCCCGCGCGCACCCCGAAGCCCGTCGTGGGCGACCGCTACCGCGGCACGCGCAAGGGGCAGACGACCGACTACGTGATCGCGAAGATCGGCGCGGGCAGCGACCCCATCGTCGGCTTCTACGCGCCCGACCGCCACCCGGGCGCCATCGCGTCGCTGCGTACGTCGTCGATCCGCTGGTCGCTCTTCCTCCGCGACTACGCCGCGAAGCGCGTCGCCCTCACCGACGCCTTCGTCGAGAGCCTCGACTACACGCGCGCGCAGAAGGCCGCGCTGACCGACCGCCACGCCGCCTGACCGCGCCGCGCCTCCGCCGCGCCCCTCTCCTCTCTCGCCACACCGCACCGCACGCCTCGGGTGACGTCGGCGCGAACGTCCGAAAGGACCTACGCGCGCATGGCACAGATCCCCAACAACTTCGGTGAGGGCGGACGCATCCTCACCACCAAGCCTCTCACCGACGGAACCCCCACCCTCAAGGACGTCGTGAACGGGCTCGCGACCGACGTCGCTGCGATGCAGGGCGATGCCCCTGAGACGATCACGTCGCCGCTCTCCGCAGCCCTCACCGCGATCCCCTCGCCGCTCGACGCGTCGATCGGGGCGATCACCGCGCCGCTCACGATCGGCGTCCCCGCGCTGACCGCAGCGGCTCCGGCGGACATCTCGACGGCCGCGCTCGCGGACGTCACGTCGCTGCGCAACTACGTCGTGGCGCTGCGGTCGGAGGTCATCGCCGCCCGCGCGGACCTCTCCGCGCTGCGGACGGAACTCACGAACGCGCACGCCTTCGCGAACGCGCTCCGCACCGAGGTCGTGGCCCTCCGCGACGCGCAGACCACCCGCGCCGGCGTGACGCTCGCCATCACGCCCTCCGCCGACTACACCTGATCGCGCGTCGCAGCACTCCGCAGGTGACGACGGCGCGAGGCGCGTGAGCGCCGCCGACCTCTCCGCAGACCCTTCCGCGACAACGCCCTCCGCACGCACCGAAGCGACCGCGCCTCTGCGCGTGCGGGTGCACGCGTTCTCAGAACCCTTGCAGCGCGCGGCGGGCTTCGAGTTCTCCCCGTCGGACGTGCCGTCCGCGGTGGGGCCGGATGGGATGCCTGTCGTGGAGGACCCGGCGCAGAAGAGCCTCCCGCGCTCGAAGCAGCTCGACCCCTTCGAGGGGTTTTACGCGACCTACAACGCACTGGAGCCCCCGTATCGCTACGAGGTGATCCTGGGACTCCTCAACGAGTCGGGTGTCCTTCAGGCGGCGATCGACGCGATGGTCACGAACACCACCGCGTTCGGTGTGCAGTTCGTCCCCTTCTCGGAGCGCTCTGACTCCAAGGACAACGACGCGATCGAGGCGGAGAAGCAGCGCCTTCGAACGTGGTTCGACTACGCGGGGCCGCTCGGGATGGGCTTCGATGGTGTGCGCGCGCGCGTGCGCTTCGACTTCGAGCTCTTCGGCGACGGCTACTACGAGGTGCTGCGCGCTCCGAACGGCGAGGTGGTCGGGGTGGAGCACGCGATGACGCGCTACCTCCGCAAGTGCAAGCGCGACACGCAGCGCACGCTCGTCGAGGAGAAGGTCCGTCAGGCCGACGGGACGTGGCGCACGCGCCTCGCGAGCCGTCGCTTTCGTCGCTTCATCCAATACACGGCCTACGGGCAGTTCGTGTTCTTCAAGGAGTTCGGCGACCCGCGGAAGATCCGCGCCGACACCGGACGCGAGGACCCCAACGCGGAGTACGGCGACCTCGCGACGGAGATCATCAACCTCACGCGCTACGCGGGCGACTTCACGTACGGGCGCCCGCGATGGCGCGGCGAGGCGTCGAGCATCCTCGGACGGAGCGCCGCAGGCTCCGTCAACAGCGACGTCTTCGACAACAAGGCCATCCCCCCGCTGCTCATCACCGTGCAAGGCGCATCGCTCGACGACGCGGCGGTGGAGCGCATCCGCGACCACTTCCTTTCGTCGCGCGGGCGCGACCGCTGGCACGCACCGTTGATTATCGAGGCGGTGACGCAGCCCTCGTCGGACCCCACCGACCCGATGGGGATCTCGAAGCCCGGTCAGGTGCCGCGCATCGACGTGAAGGACCTCACCGAGTCCGTCCAGAAGGACGCCGCGTTCCTCGGCTACCGGGCCGCGAGCGCGCGCGACGTGGCGATGTCCATGCGACTCCCGCCGATCTTTCTCGGCATCGCTGCGGAGTACAACTTCGCCACCGCGCAGGCCGCTCGACAGGTCGCGGAGGAGCAGGTGTTCCAGCCGGAGCGTCAGGCGGAGGACGTGCTCTACAACCAACTCCTGCTCCCACATCTCGACGCGCGGTGGTGCAAGCTCGTCACGAAGGCCCCCCCGTTGCTGACCGAGGAGATGCTCCTCAAGGTCATCAACGTCGGCATCGCCTCGGGCGCGCTCACGGTGAACAACGTCGTCGACCTCCTCGAACCGCTGCTCGGGAAGGAACTCTCGACCTCCGAGGCGTGGCGCAACCTGCCCGCGTCGGTCTTCCAGGCGCTCGCGAAGTCGGGCGTCATCCCCGTCGAGGTCGCAACCCATCTCGGCGAGACCGTGAAGGCCCTCGCGGGGTCCTCGGGGCAATCCACGCCGCCCCAGGACGGGAACAGCGAGGAGACGACGGGGACGAGCACCGAGACGCCCACGGATGGCGTCGATGGGACGACGAACGGCACCCTGGACGGCGATGCTGGGACCGTCGGCACGCCCGCTGCGATGGCGGAGCCAGCATGAACGACAAGACGAAGGACGAAGCCTCGTACCGGGCGATCGAGCACGCGATCCACGCGCGGCTCAACACGACCACGGAGCGGGAGCGCGATGGGGAGACGGATCTGAGCCTGCGCGAGCCGCGCGCGGGGGATCGCGTCGTCGTGACCATCGCGGCGACCGGGCTCCGCTACCGTCTCACCATCGCTCGCGCGATCGAGGAGAACGCCGTCGTCGCAGCGGTGATCGTCGACGCGTGGGGAACGGAGCGCACGATTCCGCGCGCGGCGCTGCGGCACCCCCACCCGAAGGCGAGCATGTGGGAGTGCTCCGACGCGACCCTCATCCCTGCCCCGACAGTCGGTGCGGAGACCGACGCGCTGAACCGTATGCGGAACCACGCCTGCGACGGAGAGAGATGCGCCGACGATGAGGCGCACTACGACGCCCTCGTGGCGGCCAACCCCAACTACGGCCTCCCGTGCGGGTGGTCCCGCTACGCGTGGGAAGGCTACGTCGAGGCGTCCATCGCGCACGATCTGAAGACCGCGTCGGGCCGCACGACCGATGACGCGGTGAAGGCGCTCGAAGCCGCACAGGCGTGGTGCATCTTCATCGCGCTCCTCTCGACCGCCGCGTGGGCCATCACGTACCGGGCGCTCTCCGAAGATGGGGGTGCGTGATGAACACGTTCGACGTCCCTCGTCGGGTGATGGGGTCTCGCGCGCTCGCGACGCTCGTTTTCAGCGCCCTCGCGATCTGCCCTCCGCCGATGCCGGTCAGCGACACCGTCGCTGTGCCTGCGCCTTACGCCCCCGAGGTCCCACCTCCGGAGGAGGCGCCCGAGGGCCTCCGCCCGAACGTGCGATGGCCGAAGGAGCCCGCGCTGCCGAAGCAGAGGACGATGACCAACCGCCACACCAAGGCGCGCGCGAAGGAGAAAGCACGCCGAAAGGAGAAGCGTCGGCTCCGCGCGAGGTCTGGGGCATGACCTTGCTCCTCGACGACGCGAAGGCGCGGGTGCGGCTCCTGTCGCCGCTCTCCCGCGCGGCCACCCTCGTGGCGTCGCACACGGCCGAGGGCGGCGCGCTCGTGGCGTGGCTCATGGGGCGCACCGGGAAGCGCATCGAGCGCATCGTGACCTTCTGCGGTGTGCCAGTGCTCGCGGACGATGTGCTCGAACTCCTCGCCCTCGCGGGGATCACCTACCGGGCGCTCCGCTCTGACGGATATCCGCTGCTCATCCTCGGGGAGATCCGTGGGGCAGGACCACGCCGCAGGGGCGTCACCATCTCGGACGGGCGCGTGATGATCGAGATGCGCGCGCTGCGCGGCCCCGCGCGCGCTGGATCGGCGGAGGTCCCCGTCGAACGCGCCGGAGTCCTCAGCGTGCCGCTCAACGCACCGGGAGGCGAGGCATGATCCACCACAAGCCGATCGTCGAGCGTGCGTTCCGACTCGGGCTCGCGGCGCTCGTGTTCGCTGTGATCGTCTCGGGTGTCCTCCTCGCCTTCGCGTTGATCTGGTTCAAGGTCGCGTTCGTCGGGGTCGAGGCCAGCGTGGGTCCGGACGACGAGCTCACCGAGATCGAGTCGACGGTCGCGCCTCTTACCCTCCGCGAGACCTTCGGCGCGGGCTCCGTGTTCGCGTGGCAGTTTGCTTGTGACGTGGTTCACGTCCCCCCGCGTCGTCGCGGGTGACACTCGTCGCGAGTCGCGTGAGCGACACCGCCATTCCGCCCGACCCTTCCCCCGAGACCACTTCGCCCGCGTCTGTCGTCCACGACGGGCGCGAGCGGATGCGCGTCGACTGTGAGATTCGCGCGGTGCGCGACGACAGCGGCGTGGTCATCGTCTCGGGCATCGCGTACCCCGCGCTGCGTCTGCCCACCGAGGGCAAGCTCTCGAAGGCCGACACCTTCCGCATCGACTCGTACCGGACGTGGATGTCCCCCGAGACGCTGCGGACGTTCGCGCATCGGATGCTGGAGCGCGGAACGGGGGGCATCGACTCGCAGCACGACCACGGCAACGTGGGCTGCATCGTCGAGAGCCACTACCAAAGCGAGGCGAGCAGCGACTACCCCGCCGACGCGTGGGTCGTCGCGGTGAAGGTGCTCAAGGCCGACGCGATCGAGGAGATCCGCACTGGCAAGATCACTGGCTTTTCCATCGAGTTCACGGGCCGCTACAAGGAGGCCCCGCTCGATGTTGAGGGCGTCGGGCGCGTGAAGACGAACGAGATCGTCGACCCGTACCCGCTGACGCTCTCGCTCGTCGACAAGCCCGCGATCCGCCTCCCCTTCGCGAGCGTCGAGGCGCGCGCCGATGCGCCCGCCACGCCCACGCTCCCCGAGGCGCGCACCGCGCCGACGCACACCACTGACCACGACGGGCCGGGAGTGACCGTGCTCGTGAGATACGCGCCCGACGAGGCGCCGAAGGAGTCACCGATGCCCCCCGAGACCGACGCGACGCCCGACGTCAACGCCTCCCTCACGCCCGAGACCGCGCCCGCTGCGGCTGCGACGACCACGAGCGAGGCGCGCGCCGAAGCCCCCGCGCAGACGCCCACCGCGCTCGACCCCGCCACGCTCAAGCGCGCCGTCCGCGAGACGATGCTCCGCAGCGCGTACCGCGCGCCCGTGGAGGCGACGGAGGCCGACGCCACGCGCCTCGCCGACGCGATGAAGCGCGCGATGGACTACACCTCCCTCGCGTCCGTGTGGGACGCCTACTCGGCGGACTGGCAACTCAGGGACGCGTGCCGCAACGCGATGTACGCCGCCGAGTCGGTCATGTGGGAGGTGCTCTACGACACGCACGGCCCCGAGACCGTCACCAAGCTCCGGCAGATCCCCACCGACCTCGCGGTGATCTTCGAGGGCATCTGCGGCGCCTTCGAGGCCGCGGGCGGCACAGCCGAAGAGCGCGCTGCGCGTGCGGAGGAGGCCGCGAAGGCCGTATCCGATGCGGTCGCGTCGGTGCGCGCGGGGAAGAAGCTCTCGAAGGCGTCGCGCGAGCGCATCCAGAAGGCGCACGACAGCGCCACGGGCTGCGTCTCGGAACTGCGCGCGATGCTCGACGAGACCGCGCCCACCGACGGCGACGAGGCGGAGGCCGCGGAGAAGGCCGAAGACCACGAGGGCGAAGAGGCCGTCGATGCGAAGAGCGCGACGCCTGCGACGGAGCCCGCGACGAAGGGCACGCGTGCCGAGGAGACCGCCCCCTCCACCTCCCCCGTGACGCCGACTGCGCCCACGGTGGACGTCGCCGCGCTCATCGACGCGAAGGTGCGTGAGGCCCTCGCGGCGCACGAGGCCGACGTCACGAAGCTCCGCTCGGCGCTCGCGGAGAAGGACGCCGCGCTCGTCGCCGAGACGTCCGCGAAGGACGCCGCGGAGAAGCGCGCGAAGGCGCTCGAAGAGATGCGCCCCGCGGCTCGCTCCGGGCTCGAAGAGTCGTCGCCGAACGACGCCGCGAAGGCTCCGAAGGACGGCGAGCGCGGCGGCGCGAGCGAGCCCCGCAGCGAAGGCTTCGGCGGCATCCTCGGCATCCACCGCTTCGCGGGCATCGCCCCCCGTTGACACCCCCTGCGCGCCCTCCGCGCGCACGCACCCACCCGCCGCCAGACGCGGCGCCCCCGCCCCTCTCACCGCCCCCCGCAGCTCCATCGCATCACCGCTCGACGCTCACGCCATCCGCGTTGCGTCGGTGGCGTCACGACGACGCACGTCACGAATCGCACGCCGCACATCCCTTTCGAGGGTGACGGCGGCGCGAGGCGCAGACCGCGGCGGATCTCCCGCCCGCGGCGAAGGAGCGCCCTCCGATGCCGACGAACGACGAGACCCTCAGGACCATCACGGAGCCCGCCAAGCGCGCAGACTTCGTGCTGTCCTCGCTCTCCACGGGTGGAGAGATCCAGCCCCAGGCTGCGAAGAAGTTCATCCAACTCGCGCAGAACGCAACGCCCCTCATGGCGGCGTGCAACATGATCGAGATGCCTGCGAAGGAGTACCACCTTCCGCGCATGGTCTTCGGAGGGCCGATCCTCCATGCCGAGACCTCGGAGCGCACCGAAGTCTCCTCGGGCAACCGCGTGGCGCCCACCACGAGCGAGGTCGTGCTCACCGCCAAGGAGTACGACGGCGAGGTCGACATCACGTACAAGACGCTCCAGGACAACGTCGAGGCGGAGGCGCTGGAGAACACGATCCTCACCATGATCGCGACCCGCGTGGGCGTCGACCTGGAGAGCCTCGCGCTCGGCAGCGACACGTCGATCGTGAGCGCGACCCCCGTCGCCCGCGGCTTCGCGCAGCAGGACGGGTGGCTCAAGCTCATCACGACCAACACGGTCAACGCGTCGAGCGCCCACATCAACAAGGCGCTCTTCGAGCAGGCCCGCACGTCGGTGCCGCTCAAGTACCGCCAGCAGATGCAGGGCAAGTACGTGTTCTTCGTCGAGGAGCACGCCGGCAACAAGTGGCGCGAGAGCATCTCGGACCGCATGACCGTCGGCGGCGACGCGGCGATCACCTCCGAGGAGCTCCCCCCCGTGGGCGGCACGCCCGTGAAGATGGTCGGCAACATGCCCGTCACGACGGGCACGCCCGACGTCTCCTCGGTGATCTTCACCCCGCCGAAGAACCTCATCCTCGGGTTCTGGCGCAAGGTGTCGATCCGCATGGAGGACTGGCCCTCGCTCAAGTGCGTGCGCATCTACGTGACCGTGCGCGCGGCCTTCGGGGTCGAGCAGGAGTTCGCGGCCTCGCTCATCACGAACGTCCGCGCCACCGCCAACTGATCCGCCGCTGCGCCGCGCATCTCCGCTCTCTCGGGGATGGCGGTGCGGCGCGTGTCCCCCGTCTCCTCTCCGCACACGAACGCCGTCCGCAGCCTCACCGCAGCGGGCGGCGTTCGTATGTCTGGGGCGCCCCAGCACCGACGCCGCATGAACGGGCTGCGACGCAGCGTCAACGTGGTGCCGGGTTGACGCCGTGCGGAAGTGCACACGGCGACACTCGCCGCGTCGACACGCTCACGCGATCGAAGGAGACCCACGCACATGGCCGAAAGAACGCTCTACCTCCGCCTCAACACGAAGGGCGGAGTGCACGGGACGAACATCATCACGGGCGCGCCCGGAGGGGACATCACGCTCACGGAGGACGCGCCCGTCTGCGACCGTGGACTCCCCGAGTCCTTCGTCCGCAGGGCGAAGCTCCAGCGCGCGAAGTACCACATCCCCACGGCGCACAACCGCCCCGCGCGAGACGTCGCGCGCTACCTCTTCTCGGAGACGCCGTTCCCGCCCGAGAAGCGCGTGGCGCAGCCCGTCGAGGAGGAGCACGACGAGATCCCGCTCGTGGTGCAGTCGAGCGCGCCGCAGCCGTCCGCCGCGCCCGACGCCGAGGAGATGCCCGCCGCGCCCGACGAGACGCCGAAGTCGCAGCGCCGCGCGCGTGGCCCCGTCGGGCCGCTCCGCACCACCGACAGCGACTGACCGCAACCCCGCACGCGCGACGGCGCGGTGACCTTCGTGCGAGAGCGTAGAGGCACCGACGACCGTGAGTTACGCGACGCTCGCCCAGGCACGCGCCGAGGGCATCACCACCGATCAAGCGAACGACGAGCGACTCCAGCAACTCCTCGACGACGCATCCGAGCGCATCGAAGAGGTGACGGGGTGGTGGTTCCGTCCGCGCGCGCTCACGCTGCGACTCAGCGGCCGACAGGACGAGGCGCTCCCGCTCCCCGCGCCGGTCATCGCGCTCACGTCCGTGACGCTCGACGGCGCCGCGCTCGACCTCGACACGGCGGTGATGGTCAAGGGCCGCGTCACGGACCCGCGCGCGGACGTCCGCTACCCGCGCATCCTCCGTCGCGCGCTCTCCCCCGGAGAGGCGCCGCTCGTGAGCAACCGCTACCCGTGGCCCTACGGCGAGGAGAACGTCGTCCTCGTTGGGACCTTCGGCTTCACGAAGGCCGACGGAACGACGCCGCCCGCGGACATCCGTGACGCGTGCCTTCGTCTCGTGGTGCGAAACCTCCCGCGCCTCACCGACGCCGCAGGGCAGGCGGAGCGAGAGCGCGGGCGTGTTTCGCGCGAGACCACCGACGGCCACTCCTACGAACTCGGCGCAGTGCCCGCGGGAACCGCTGGCTCGTGGCGGGCTGGCGGACTCACGGGCGACCCCGCGATCGACACCGTGCTCGCTCAGTACCGCAGGCCCTCGAAGAGTGCGCTCGCGGGTGTCCCCCGCGAGACGGCACGCATCCCGAGGTGGCCGTGATCCCGCGCCTCGTCCATCCAGTGACCGTCGTGGTCGAGCAGATCGCCCACGGATCGCAGACGATCGACCCGGTGTTCCAGCAGCCTGTGGGGACGCCCACGAAGGCGACACGCACGCTCCGAGGCCAGGTCTCGACGCAGCGCGCGCAGTCGCTTCAAATGAACCCGGGCGGCGCAGAGGCCACCACGAACAGCGACGGCCACGTCGTCTTCGAGAAGCACGCGCTCGACCTCGTCGGCGTGACGCTCCACCAGGGCGACGTGATCGTCTCCGAGGGCGGCGTCTCCGTGCGCCACCGCATCACGCGCATCGAGCCGCACGGCACCTACGGCGGCGCGCATCACCTGCTCATCGCGTACTTCACACGCGAGAACTGAGGCGCTCGCATGGGCGCGAAGTTCGAGGTCACGAAGGGCGGGGCACGCAAGGGTGCCGCGAAGCTGAAGGAACTCGGCGGGCGCATCCGCGCGGCGCTCCCCTCAGCGCTCGCGAACCTCGGGCCTCGCTTCCTCGAAACCGCGAAGGCGGAGATGCGCCACGCCGACCCGCTCCTCGGCGGTGCACTCGAAGCGGCTCTCACCTTCCGCGTGGAGTCCACGGCGAAGGGCGCGTTCGTGTGGTTCGGCATCCCGTCGAGCGCAGGGCAGGAGCTGCTACGCATCGCCAGGGTGCAGGAGTTCGGCTGCACCATCGACGTCACGCCAGCGATGCGCGGCTACCTCGCAGCGACGGGGCTTCACCTCCACGCGGACACGATGTCGATCATCATCCCGCCGCGCCCGTTCGTCTCCACCGCCCTCGAACGTGTGCGCGCAGGGCGAGAGCCGAAGCGCGCCATCGCGGAGGCGCTCTCCGTCGCCGTGAAGCGCTGATCCTCGTCGCGTTCGCGCTGGAGTTCCAGCGATGCGCGAGTTGACCGAAGGAGATACGTGGCACGCGTCGCGCAACAGGCAGCGACACGGCGCAGGACGCCAGAGGCTCACGAGCGCGATGGTCGCGCGCGGGTAGATGCCGTGGCACGTCCGCGCGGAGGGCGATGGACAACGCGATTCTGGGGACGGGTGCGTCCGAAGCGGTGGAGCGTGGTGTTGGCGAGGCGCTCAGTGCGAGCGAAGTGCGGCGGGTGATGACGCGCGCGAGCGGCGTGGCGAAGGTGAGCCGCCAACGGAAGACGGGCGGCACGGTCGGGCATCGCAGCGGGGATGCGAGCGCGCTCCGTCTCCTCCGGCTCTCGCGGGGCCTCACGCTCGCCGACGCGGGCGCCCTGTGCGGGATGACCGCGAACAGCGCGGCAGCGCTCGAACTCGTCGGCCCGAGGGGCAAGAAGAGCCGCGCGTCGCTTCGAGAACTCCTGCGCCAACTGCGCAAGATGCCCGCGGTGGAGGTGCGCGGCGATGAGGGGAGCGCCATGCGGGCTGCGCGGCATCGCGCGGGGCTCTCGCAGCACGGTCTCCAGTCGCTCACGGGCCTCTCGTACTCGATGCTCTCGCGGATCGAGTCGGGCGAGCGGAACCTGACGGACGCGTCGCTCTCGCGGATCGAGTCGGGCGAGCGGAACCTGACGGACGCGTCGCGCGCGCGGCTCTTCGCAGAGATCGGCTTCGAGGCGCGCGGTGGACTCCACACGCTCCCGCTGCACGAGCGCGGCGAGGTGGGGCGTTTCGTGGAGGTCGAGATCGTGGTCGGCGAAGAGCCCGAGGACCTCGCGCGAGGTGTCGCGTGAGCGCCGCCGACGGAGGCAGCGGGAACGCTGCGCGGGCGCTTCACGAGGGCGAGACGACGACGCAGCAGCAGCCCTTCGACCTCGACGCCGCGAAGGACAAGGTCACCGGGCGCGACAGGGCGCGAGTGCATCTGCGCGTGGTCTCGGAGGCGGAGAGCGAGACGTCCCGGCAGCACGAAGGGCGACGCACGCGACCGGGCATCCGGTCGCGGACCATCTCCATCAAGCGTCTGAGCAAGCGCGAACTGGAGCGTGGTCGGATGATGTACCCGGAGACGGAGTACGAGCGCCCGATCACGCGCGGTGACTGCCTGCACGGCCCCCACGCCGAGCGGCCGTGCCCCTTCGTGCGCTGCAAGCATCACCTCTACCTCGACGTGAACGAGCACACGGGGTCCATCAAGGTGAACTTCCCCGACCTCGAAGTCTGGGAACTCCGCGAGACCTGCACGCTCGACGTCGCTGACCGCGGAGGCATCACGCTCGAAGAGGTCGGCGAGATCATGAACCTCACGCGGGAGCGTGTTCGGCAGTTGGAGACGCGCGCGATTGCGCGACTGCGCGCGCTCGGTGAGCTCGGCGACATCGGCGAGTGGATCGACGTGGACCGCAACTCGACGTCCGCGCGCGGGCGGGCCGCGTGGGGCTCCTGCCGTTCGGAGGACGGCGCGGACACGTCGTCTGGCGGGCTCTCGACGGAACACGCCATCGGCTCCGACGTGAGCGGCATCGTCGCAGAGGAGTCCGCCTTCGCCGCCGCCGAGGACATCGCGGCCATCGGCTCCTACCTCGGGCTCTGACGCCCGCGCGACGCGCCCTTCGCTCGGTGTCAGGTTGGCGCCGGGTTGACGCGGCGCGATGGGGACCATGACCCCAACCCAGGCACTCCTCGCAGCGATTTTCGCATTCATGCTCCACGTCTCGCCGCGCCCTGAAGTGGTCGCTTCGATCGACGAAGCGGCCACCGCGGAGGGCGTCCCCGTCGAGCGGCTTGCCGCGGTGTGCTTCATCGAGTCGACGCTCGGTGAGGGACGCCCCGCGCTGCTCTGTGGGTATCAGGGGCACGTCTCGGAGGCAGAGCGCACGACGTGGGCGTGGGGCGCGCCGATCGATCGCTCGAACCCGCACTGGCAGGCTCACCACGCAGCGCGCGCGCTTCGACGCTGGTACGCGAGCGTGTGCGTCCGAGGCCCCGTCGAGCAGCGGTGGCGTGCGGCGACGTCGTTCTACAACACCGGAGCCCGCTGCGACGCCACCACGCGCTACGCGACCGACGTCGCCGCTACGGTGGTGCAGGTGCAGTGGGGACTCGCGCACGCCGACGAGGTGATGTCGCGCGCGGCTGCGGGTGAAGAGCGTGTCTGCGCTCGGTGACGACGACCCGAGGGACGTGACCGTCGCCCCTCTGCCTCCCGTCGTCGAACGCGTCCACGCGGGCCTCCTCGCCGATCGCCGCAACGCTCGCATCCGAGCGCTCACCACGCGACGCAAGCGCCCCCGGAGCCATCGATCGTGAGCATCCTCACCACCACGCAAGCGCTCGTCACCGCTCTCCGTACGGAGGGCACGCTCTCAGCGCTCCCGGCGCCAGGTCCCGCACCGTGGGGATCACGGGTGCATCTGCGCCGGACCTCGGATGTCGTCGAGGTGTCGGGCGCGCGAGCGGGAGAGCCCGTCTCTCCGACGTGGCCGGTCCTGTTCCTGTACGGCCCGCGCGTCGAGGAGATGGCGGAGCACCGCCACCCCAAGGGGACCTTCGAGCAGAACTACAACCCCACAGCGCACACGGTTGAGAAGCGTGGCCTCCCGCGCATGTACCGGCTCATCTTCCGCGCTGTCTGGCAGACACGCTCGGGCTTCGGCACCGGGAGCGGAGAGGGCGCGACGACCGCGGAGGCGCAATCGCTCGACGGCATCGCGCGCTTCGAGCGGTGGGTCTCGAAGCACCGCGCGTTCGAGGGCGGGCTGCTCTTCTCGAAGGCGCTCTCGACGGAGGGCGGACGTCCAACGCCTGCGGACATCATCGAGGCGGTGGGCGAGATCCGCATCGAGTACGTCCAAGAGTACGACGACGAGGCGGTGGTGGTCCCGACGGACGCGACGCTCGACGTCACGACGACCCCATCACGCTCGCTCCCGTGACCACCTGCCGCCTCCGCGGGTGACACCGCCCGCGAGGCGCAGCGGACGCGACCCCTGCGCGCCGCGCCAAGGAGGCACGTCACAATGGCTCGCAGCGCCGGTCAGACCACTGCGGTGGTCGACAAGTCCACGTACATCGACTCGAAGTCCGTCGCCCTCGCGGCGGTGGCAATGGTCACCGAGAAGGGACCCATCGGGGAGGCGCGCCGCGTCGACTCGTGGCCCGAGTTCACCCGCGTCTACGGAGGCAACGTCCCGGGCTACATCGGCGCGCGCGAGGCCCGCCGCGCCCTCAAGGGCGGGTGCGCCCTGCTCGTGTCGCGCGTCGTGCACTACGACGATCTCACCGACGCGACGTCGAAGAACTCCGCCGCCGCGCTCGTGACCATCCCCGACCGCTCGACGACGCCCGGTCACGGACGTTCGACGGGCTCCACGACCTTCCCGGTGCGGCTCGCGCATGGCGACACCCTCGTGGTGGCGATCGACGGCGGGGGCAACCAGACGGCCACGTTCAACGGCTTCGCGCGCCGCCTCACGGGCGCGGCGGGGACCCACGCCGCGGTGATCGCGACGCACGCGCTCGTGCTCGTGGTGAACGGCGTCCAGCGCTCCGTGGCCTTCAACGGCGCGGAGAACTCCCCCGAACTCTACGCCGCGGCGATCAACGCGATCCCCGGCATCTTCGCCGACGTCTCGGGCGGAGAGGTCCGCATCACCACCGACAAGAAGGGCTCCGGCGCGTCGCTCGTGGTCCACGCCTCGACGTCGTCGGACGTGCTCGCCTCGCTCGGGATCACCTCGGGCCAGGTCGCGCCCTCGCTCGGCTCCTCGAACGTCGCGGACATCGAGGCCGTCACGCTCGCGGAGTACACGGCGATCGTGGAGGCTGCGGTCACGGGCTGCGCTGCGAGCGCGGACGCCGACGGGCACCCCTACATCGAGTCGAGCACCACGGGCTCGGGCTCCATCGTCGACGTGAAGTCGTCCTCGTCGGCCGACGACGAGTTCGGCTTCGACAACACCGCGCACGCGGGCTCCGCGACCTCTTCGGTGGACTCGCTCACGGCGACCGCGAAGGACGACGGCACCTTCGCGCACGCGCTCCGCATCGTGGTCGAGAACGCGCGCAACGACTCGGCGACTCGCTTTCGCATCCGCGTCACGGACACGAGCGGCGTCGATGTGGTCGCGCCGCTCGAAGAGCTCTCGATGACCTCGACGGACCCGCGGTACTTCGTGACCGTCGCCGAGGAGACCGAGGAGTTCCCCTTCGCCCTCACCGACGAGGGCTCCGCCACCGCCGCCTACAACAACCGCCCCCTCGCCGGGACGTACACCCCCGCGGGCGGCGACGACGGCCTCACGGGCCTCACCGATGACGACTACGTCGGCGATACGGAGACCCGCACGGGACTCCACGCCTTCGACAACGAGGCGAACTTCCGTCTCGCAGCGATGGTCGGCGTCACGTCGCACGACGGGCACGTCGCGGGCACCGCGTGGGCTTCGGCGCTCACCGAGGTGCGCTACGTGGGCGCGATCCCGTACGCGATCACGACGAAGGCCGGTGCGCTCGCGTTCCGCCGCCGCACCTCGCCCTACGCGACCGGCTCCGCGATCGACTCGCCGTACGGCGCGCTCTACGCGAGCTGGCACAAGATCCGCGACTCCCGCACGCGTGAGCGCGTGTGGCTCTCGGGCATCGGAGAGGTGTTCGCGGCGCTCGGCGCGGCGGTGAAGGAGGGCGGGTGCTGGCTCCCGATGGCGGGCACCAAGCGCGCGCGCCTCGACGATGAGGTGATCGAGATGCGCATCAAGCTCGACGTCGACGAGGTCGCGCTCATGCGCGAGGGCGGGGTGAACCCGTTCTACAAGGAGCCCACGGGGCCGATGTACTGCGAGGGGCAGTCGACGCTCAAGAAGGAGCCGTCGCAGCTCCAGCGGCTCAACGCGTGCCTCCTGACGGACTTCGTGTCCGAGCAGGCGCGCAACGGCAACCGCAACGACCGGCACGACCCGAACGACGAGGTGCTCTGGCGCGGGATCTTCGAGCGCACGCGCAGCTTCATGGTCACGCTCGGGGAGAAGCGCGGCACCTTCGAGCGCGACGACCGCGGGAACCCCCGCTTCCGCG